GATGTGAGGCAGGATTATGAGACTACTCGTGCTGCATTGCATATGTTAGTAATGAAAGGACAGGAGGCAGTAGATGGCATACTTGATGTGGCACGAGCGTCAGATCATCCTCGTGCTTACGAAGTTGCTGCGACAACAATTAAAAGCGTAGCAGATACTGCTGATAAGTTGATCGACTTACAAAAGAAAATGAAGGATTTAGATGCCGAGGATAAAAAGTCGGGACCGTCTACTGTTAATAACACGATGTTTATTGGCAGTACTGCGGACCTCCAAAAAATGCTAAAGAAACAAAAGGAGATAAATAATACCGACACGAACTAACACGACATGACAGTATTAAATGTTTTAAGCACGAATGCAATCGCTGCTGATGCTACAGAATATCAAGTTGTACAGACTGGATATTATCGCGTAGTTGCAACGGCAGGTGATGCTACAGTTGCATTCAATGGTGGTCCTGCAATCACCCTGATTCAAGATCAAGCACTTCTGCTAAAGGGTGGCAAACCTGGACAAGCAAGAATTGTAAAGGGTGTCGATGATTCTACTGCAGATTATCAACTCGGAACTAATCTTGGAGAAACTGTTAATACTCACCCATTCTCAGTAGACGACTTCATTGCAGTAGAAGATGATAGTACATCTCCTGGAATCAATGCTGCTTTCCTGTCTGCAGGAACAGCGGGTAAGAAAGTCACTGCTGTACGTCCAAACTTTATTAGCACCGATATTGATTCTTCTGCTGCATCTGCAGATTATACTTATGCTTACAGTGGTCCTCAGGCAATCGTCAAGCGTTGTGTAAGTATTGCTGCAACTGGCAATGCAATTGTTGTTGAAGAAGTTCAAGTTGTAGGCGGTTGATATGGCACAAGGTTTTGCATCAGATGTTCCACCTGCCCTTAATGGCACCGCTAAGAAATACATTAGGGGTATGATGAAAGGTAAGAATAGGTGGAATAAACTCTATGGAAGTCGTTCCAAAGAGGTGATGCATAAGACTGCAAACAAAATGGCTATGGGAGAGATGTCTAAAATGCCACCAACATACAAAGATGTATTTGGAGAAGCAAACAAGTCTGGAGATAATTCTCTTCGTGACTGGTTTGGTAAGAGTAAATCATCTGATGGAACACCTGGTTGGGTACAACTTGGTGGTAAATATGCAGGAAAACCTTGTGCAAAGCAACCTGGTCAAACAACTAAACCCAAGTGTGGGTCTAGTAAGATGAAAAGAAACCTAAATAAAGGCGAAGAGGAAGCAGCATTTCGTCGTAAGAATGCTAAAGATCCAAATCCAGATCGTAACGGGAAGGCAAAAAACGTGAAGACAGAAGATCTCGACCTTAAAACAATGTCCAAAGAACTTGATGGTGCATCTAAGATGCATAAAGGTCAGTCCGAACGTATCAAAAAACATCTTAATAAGATGAAGAAAGAAGCAGTTGTTAGTGAGCGTGCTGATACGTGGCATCCAGATCCTGAGAAAGATCGTAAGCTAGGTGGTCCTGGTGCTAATGCTCGTGCTCGTGAAGATCGTGCTGATGCAGCAAAACCTAAGGCAGACCCTAAGAAACTGAAACCAGGTGAGTCCTATATGGACTATTCCAAGCGTCAGAAGGCAGCAAAGTCTGGCACTGCTACTAGCAGATTGAATAAGTTGGGTGCCAATATCAAACCTAAGAAAAAATCTTTGTTGGGTAGATTGGGTCTTAGAAAAGAAGAAATCCAAACAGAAGGTATGGGTGATGTTGCTATCAAGGCAATCAGAAAAACCCAAGGTGAGAAACCTGCATATCTTAGTAAGCGTTCTTCTATGATCCGTGCAATCAAACAAAAGCAACTCGATTCATATCTCAAAAAGGGAGATGCCAAGAAGAAAGAGAGAGTAACTAATGTTGGCGTTGGTGAAGAGTTTGTTAACGAGAAAGCAGGCGAGAAAGATGCTTGCTATAAGAAAGTAAAAGCAAGTGCAAAGGTTTGGCCTTCTGCATATGCTAGTGGTAGATTAGTCCAGTGCCGTAAGAAGGGTGCTGCTAGTTATGGTAATAAGTCTGAAGGAATGGCATTCCAACATGTTCAAGAGAAGTGTTGGCAGGGATATAAAAAAGTTGGTATGAAAAAGAAAGGTGACAAACTAGTACCAAATTGCGTTCCAGAAGGTGTAACAAATGAAGGAGCAGCCTGGACAAAAAAATCAGGAAAAAACTCCGAAGGGGGACTTAACGAAAAAGGACGAAAGTCTTATGAAAAGGCAAATCCAGGATCTGACCTCAAAGCACCAAGCAAGAAAGTTGGAAACCCCCGCAGGGCATCCTTCTGCGCTAGAATGAAAGGTATGAGAAAGAGGCAGAAAGCATCTAATAATACTGGAGATGATCGTCTGTCCAAGTCATTGAGAGCTTGGAACTGCTAACAGATTGATAACTTGTATCAATATGGTACAATAAATAATTAAAATCGTTATAGTGGGATACTGCATTTTATGACTGATCCAAAAGAAGTATCATCCTTTTCTATGGAAAGGAAGGAGTGTGCTAAGTGTGGTGCTGTTTGGCTTAACGGACAGCATATGTGGACTGGTACTGGAAACAAAGGTAATGAAATGGACCTTGCTGGTTTAGTTTGCAATAGTCTTAGTAAAGAAGATCCAGACTACACAAAGTGCATCAATCCCAAGAGAGGGGAAACTGGTGGACAAACATGGGCATATAGAAGGGGATATATTGATGGTGCATTGAAATCAAAAAGAGATTCTTTGGATGAACTCAATAACATGATGAATCCCTAACATGAAAAATTTATAGTTTTTTGTCATTGAGTAAATAGTTTCAGTTGCTTAAAAATTGATGCGATTTATTTTTGTCTTTGTTATTACATTAGTACTTGCGATTCCTGCATGGGCAGTAGATGTCACAATGGGTGCTAATGGCAACCTAGTATTTGAACCGAATGAGATTACAATCTCTGCAGGTGACACAGTTCATTTTATGAATGAATCACTACCTCCTCATAATATTATTGTGGAAGCACGTCCAGATCTTTCTAGAGAAGCATTACTATTTGCTCCTGGAGAAACACAAGATGTGGTATTTGCCGACAAAGGGGACTATAATTTCTTTTGTGGTCCTCATCAGAGCGCAGGTATGACAGGTGTAGTTCATGTGGAGTAAATGTCTTTAACTAAAGAAGAATGCCAGGAGATGATTGATGATGCCATACGAAAACACAATCGTAATGCTGGAATTATCTCTATGTGTGTTGGTTGGGTTGTTCTCTCACTTTTTGCTGAGGGTCTACTTCGACTTATCGGAGTGATCCCTCCACTATTACCTTGGTTAAAAATTAGTTTATAGGAGAATTATGAAAGTTGGAATGATTGGTTTGGGGCGTAGGGGTGAGGGAATGTCTCGTCTTATGCTGAAAGCAGGTATAGAAGTTTGGGGTTATAGTAGTAGCAGTTACGAGAGTGCCTGTGGACAATATGAAGCAGGATATATTAGTGGGTGTGTAACTTCACTAGAGTATCTTGTTCAGGCAGTTAAATCTGATAGTCTTAGATATACTAGTGCTGGTAAAGTTCCTGGTATCTTTCAGATCACACTCCCAGAGCAAAAGGCAGAAGACACACTTGATGAGTTACTACCTTTACTTGAGGATGGTGATATTATTATTGATCATAGTACCAGTGACATAAAAAAATGTCAGGAACTTGAAAAGTATTGCTCTAAGTTAGGTATATCTTATATCTTCTCTGGTGTATATGGGTCAAGATCTGCTATTGATGTTTGTTCTAAAATTTTCCAATCTCTATCTCCAGGTAATACTATCTAATGCCACACGAATTTGATCCATGTGAAGCACCCATTGAAGGTGAAGTTGATAAGTGGGGGTTTACTATTAAACCTACTATCAGCGATGATGAATTTATTCTTCGTTGTGTGAAAAATGCACCTTGTGGGTGTGATAGAAAACAAGCAATGAAGTTGATTAAAATATACGAGGGTAAAATTGACGGAAATGGAACAGCGCATTAAGATGAGACATGCGTTTGCCATGTCATCATTTGCTAGAATGTTTACGCCAAACAGATTAACAAGTGAAATGAGAGATCTTTGTAAAGAATGGTCTCAGATTGAAGATCAACCACCAGCTGGTGATTTGTATAAAGTTGATCGTTACTTTCTAGAACTTTGGAAGAAAAACAATGAAACCAGAAACTAGTCTATCAGCAACAATTATATTCGGTACAATCTTAGGTTTTGTATCCTGGAGTTTACTAAACGCTTATCCATTATGATATTACAGTTTGCTAGATTTTGCGGTGTTGTATTAAACAATCCATATGGGTTAGGAATCATGGCATGGTGTCTTGTCTTTGTTCCTATCATAGGAATGTGGGCAGTTCACAAACATGGTTGGCAACATTGGGAACCTTTTAAGAAATGAATTTATTATTAAGACCATTAGATATTCCAGGTGATCCTGTATGGTCAGTGATTATCTTGGTAATCATTGCCGTTGGATTGGCACTAGGTTATGTCATATACATATTAAGAATGGCATTTGCAGAATTAAAAAATGGGAGCAATGACACCACCAAACAGGAAAAGTTGTTACAACTTCAGGGTAGTGGAGATCAATCGTGTCCTTGATGGTGATACTATCGATGTCACTATTGACCTTGGGTTTGATTTATTCAAGAAAGAAAGAGTTAGAGTTGCAGGCGTTGATACGCCAGAAAAAAGAACAAGAAATTTAGAGGAGAAAGCACTTGGAATTGACGCAACAAATTGGATTAAAGAACATCTTAACTCAGCAATTGCTGGAGAAGAAGATCTTGTTATCAGAACTGAGCTTGTTGGTGGAATGGGCAAATATGGCAGACTCCTTGGATGGCTTTACATCGGAGATCAAGAAACTTCCCTCAATGAATTGATGATCACCGAAGGATATGCTCACGCATATGATGGTGGCACCAAGGATATGAACCTTGAAGCACTGAAAGAGATTCGTAGAGAGCATGGGACACTGGTAGAATGATGAGTGGTTTATTTGTTTTTGGATTTGTGATATTGCTTACAATAGGAATGGAAATGAGTTGGTCTGTGAAGAATAACAAATGAGTACAACCGAACAGTATCTTGGTAATCCCAATCTAAAGAAAGCAAACGTCGCTACAAACTTTACTCCAGACGAAGTTCAGGAGTATATTAAGTGTGCAGATGATCCTGTATATTTCATCCAGACATATATTAAAATTGTTTCTCTGGATAAGGGTTTGATTCCTTTTGACATGTATGACTTTCAGGTTGAAATGACTAGGAAGTTTCACGACAAAAGATTTAATATTGCAAAGTTACCTCGTCAGTCTGGTAAGTCTACTATCGTTACTTCATACCTTCTTTGGTATGTACTTTTTAATGCGAATGTCAATGTCGCTATCCTAGCAAACAAAGCAGCAACCTCGCGTGAGATGCTGCAGAGATTACAACTGAGTTATGAAAACCTCCCCAAATGGCTCCAGCAAGGAATCCTCCAATGGAACAGGGGCAGTCTGGAACTGGAGAATGGCAGCAAAATCATGGCTGCCTCTACTAGTTCTAGTGCCGTCAGGGGCATGTCTTTTAATGTCATTTTTCTGGACGAATTCGCGTTTGTTCCGAACCACATTGCTGATCAGTTCTTTTCATCTGTCTATCCTACTATATCTTCTGGTAAAAGCACAAAGGTAATCATCATCTCCACGCCACATGGGATGAACATGTTCTATAAGTTATGGCACGATGCAGAACTTGGTAAGAACGAATATATACCAACAGAAGTTCATTGGTCTGCTGTTCCTGGTAGAGATGCTGCATGGAAAGAACAGACAATTAAGAACACTTCAGAACAACAGTTCAAGGTTGAGTTTGAATGTGAGTTCCTTGGTTCTGTTGATACATTGATTGCTCCAAGTAAGTTGAGGACGATGCCGTATGCGGATCCCATTGCACAAAATAAAGGTCTTGCTATCTACAAACGTGTTGAACCTGAGCATAATTACATCGTAACGGTTGACGTTGCTCGTGGTACAAGTCAAGATTATTCAGCATTCTGTGTTATGGATACTACTACAGTGCCATACGAAATGGTTGCTAGATATAGAAATAATGAAATCAAACCTATTATCTTCCCCAATGTTATTATAGATGTAGCAAGAAATTATAACCATGCATATATTTTATGTGAAGTAAATGATATTGGCGGACAGGTTGCAGATATCATTCAGTTTGATTTAGAGTATGAAAATCTTTTGATGGTAGCAATGCGCGGTCGTGCAGGACAACAACTAGGTCAAGGATTCTCTGGTAAGAAGACGCAATTGGGTGTCAAGATGTCCACTGCTGTAAAACAGGTTGGATGCTCAAATCTTAAAGCATTGATTGAAGAAGACAAACTTATCATTTCAGACTACGATACAATTGCAGAACTAACTACATTCATAGTTAAAGGGCAATCCTTTTCTGCTGAAGATGGTTGTAACGATGATCTTGCAATGTGTTTAGTTATCTTTGCCTGGATGGCGATGCAGGAATACTTTAAGCAGATGCACGATAATGATGTGAGACAACGCATCTATGATGACCAAAGAGAAAATATCGAACAAGATATGGCACCATTTGGATTTATGTCAGATGGATTGGATGATGATCATATTATTGATGCTCAGGGAGAGCGGTGGGAGATCGCGGAATATGGTGATAGATCGTACATGTGGGAGTTCCAGTGAGTTTTCAAAAATATAAATAATCTTAGACAACCCGATGTTGGAATTACAAGGAGACTTAAACAATGGCAGTCAATCAATCATCGCCAGGTGTAGTCATTCAGGAAAGAGACCTGACGACTATTACCTCACTATCAACTGCAAATGTTGGCGTACTTGCAGCACCTTTTGAACAGGGTCCCGTAGAAGAAATTGTAAATATTTCTTCAGAGAGAGAACTTGCTGAAGTTTTTGGCAAACCAAACGAAAATAACTATGAGTATTGGTATACTGCTTCTCAGTTCTTGGGTTATGGTGGTGTCCTAAAAACTGTTCGCGTTTCTTCAACCAACCTTAAGAACGCTGTTAACACAGGCAGTGCTCCTCTAATTAAAAATCTTGATGATTATGAGACTAATATTGAGACCGCAAATAACGGTTTCTCGTGGGCAGCACAAACTCCTGGATCAAAAGGA